AAAAGAATCTATGGCTATTTTTGAGGGTGTTACTGCCGCCGGTGCTGCACTGGGCTTAACTAATGAGAAAATGAAGCTGGTTACGTATGCCCTTATGCAGATGGCTTCCAAGGGGCGTGTTTTGTCTGAGGAAATGACAAGGCAGTTGGGGGACAACTTACCGGGCGCTTTACAGATTGCTGCTCGTTCGTTGGGGCTGACCACCGCTGAGTTCGTAAAGATGATGCAGGAAGGGAATATTCTTGCAGAGGATTTTTTACCGGCATTCGGGCGGGAAATGAAAAAGCAGTTCGGAGATGTTGCTGTCAGCAATATTCATTCGACACAGGGGGCGTTGAATGAATTGAATAATGCTTTGTTTGAATTGAAAGAGTTCTTAATGACGGATATGGGGGGCTCTGCTTTCTTTCGGAGTATGATTAGTGGGTTTGCTGGGGTAGTGGACAGTATAAAAACAGCAATCTCATATTGGGCTGGTACTGTAGGTGAGGGAAGCGCTAAGTGGAAGCAGATGCAGGTGGCAACACTGCCAGCAAGATTGGCAGAAAAGACAATGCCAAAATTCACACTATCGGACCTCAAAGAGATAAATGCGTTGAAGTATAAGAATCCAAAGGACGCTTCCTTAGAGGAAATGCTGGGGCAGTTGCCAGAGCAGCTCCGGAAGAGGACAGAGGCTGCAATTGATATAGCGATTGATGTGTGGCGCTCTACAGACTGGGCGAGGGAATTCAGTATGCCAGAACCACAAATAAAATCAGAAGCTCGTAACTGGAGTGATTTTGGGATGGTGTTTCTGAACAATGCTATGCGAGCGGAGACAGAGTTGGGCAAAATGAAAAAAGAATTGCTCAATGTAGAAAAAGTTCTGAAGGACATAACAAAGGAACGTGACTTGTTCCTTGGTGTTGCTGGTACGGATAGTGGGGCTTGGACGGAGTGGGAACGGAGTCTTTTCAAAGAACAAGGGCAGTCTTGGAAGAAGTATTCGCTTCGGAAGGTTTTTTTGCAAGATCGCATAAAAGAGGAGGAGATGGAAGATGTGTATATGGGGGGGAATCTTTTGCGCAGGAATGGACAGCTTGACTTGCAGAAACGGATGGGGAAGTATGGAAACTTTTCCGCATTTTTGGAGGATGTGGGTTCTACAGCGAGGGCGCAAACATCCCGTACCTTTTTCCCCGAAGGGCACACCACGGTACAGCAGAAGAACTTCAAAGAGGAGCAAGCGGAGTATCAGGAACTGGCGAAAGAATATGGACAGACGGCAAAGTTTGCAAAGGAAGCGGCCCGGTTTAAGGAGCGGGAATACCAACTGACAGAGAAGCGGGATGCCCTAATAAAGATGAAGCAAGATATTCTGCAAATGGAGAAGGGTAAGTTAGAGAAAGCTTTAAAAATGGTGAAAGGGCAGGGGGCCGACCTTCCGGAGATTATAAGCCTTCGTGATTATGGGATAGATGAAAAAAGTAGAGACGATGCCGCCAAAGAGCTGGACAAGAAAATCCAGGAGTTTGACAAGGAGATAGCAAAAGAGAACGCAGAGTTTCAGTTAAAATTAGATAAGGTGAGAGCAGGGCAACTGAAGAAATATGCGCCGGTGACAGGCAATTGGGACCCTGAAAGTGCGGGGTTTAAGGCCTATTTCGATAAGTGGGTGTCGTACGCTTCTGAGCCGGAAAAACAGGCAGAGATGGAGGACATGCTTTCCAGAATATCTTCACTTATGAAGCACAGTAGGACAGACCTGCAAAAAGCATTGGACAATCGTGCGGAATTTCAGAAAAAAGCGACAGAACTTATAAAGGATGGGGCGTTTACAGAGAAGGAATTGGCTGCGGCATTCGCTGCATTAGATGTTGCGGTAGCGAATGAGGAGGCTTTGGTGCAGGCATCGGAGCAGGAGAGAATAGATGCGGCATCGAGAGCAGAGTACCGGAAGAAGAAATTGTACAATCTTTTGCGTGGGTATATAGGGGACATGTCGGAGGAGGATTTTATAAAGAAGTACAGCTTACTTACTCCAGGACAGCAGAAAGCACTGGAGGATGCTGCAAAACAGGTACATGGGAATGTACGAAGGACAATGACACAGCAAGAGAAATTGATACAGAATAAACAGGCTCTTGCACAGCAGCAGTCCGTGTTTGAACAGTCTGGGATAACGTGGTCCACGACTCTTTTTCAGGAAGCGATGAATAGGCAGTCAGACCAAATAGAAGCCCTCCGAATACAGCATGATGAGTCTCTTCAGAAGATGATAAAGATGGTGGACAACTGGGAGTCCCGTTTTATAGATGCATTTATGAATGTCGTCAAAACAGGCAAGTTTGCTTTCTCTGAACTAATAGAGTCCATGCTTATGGATATGGCAAGAGTAGAGGCACAGAAAGCATTGTCCCCTATTTTTGAAACGGTGATGGGGGCTTTCCTTCCGGGGGTGATGAAAGATAGGGCAACAGAGAAAAGAGTGAAAGCAGAGGGTGGTGTGACTGGAGGGGACACAGGAACAGATACGGCGGCCCGTGCAGAAGCTTTTTTGGACTACACACCATCGTTTCACGCCGGAGGAATAGTAGGGCATGATGAGCTCCAGGCAACTCTGAAAAAAGGTGAGGGTGTCTTTACAAAGAAACAGATGGATGCTATCGGTGGGGCGTTGGACAGAGGAGCAGTCTCCATAAATATTGTAAATAATTCTCCTGTAGAAGTTTCTGCTTCTGTAAATAAAAGTGATCCGAGACAAATTGATATATTGATTCGTGACAAAGTTCGTGGTATGTTTAATTCCGGAGATATGGATGGAGTAATGAATAATAACTTTGGAATGAGAAGGAGTCCGAGATGACAATAGCATGGCCTGCTGGGTGTCCGAGTTCCCCCTTACTGAGAAGTTATTCAGAAGCCCCCCGCCCGAATGTTATCCGAACGGAAATGGACCAGGGCCCTGTTAAGGTGCGACGTGTCTCTACAGCTTCTGTCACAGATTACAGTTTAGCTTTTTTAATGACTGGGAGTGAGCTTTCTACCTTTATAACGTTTTTTAAAATAACAACGAATGAGGGCTCCCTTCCTTTTCAATATACACATCCGAGAACAAAAACATTAGATGGGAGGGAGAGATGGAGATTTGCCCAGCCGCCGACATGGGTTCCTCTGTCAACCGGTTTGTGGGAAGTTTCGGTAATGTTGGAAGAGTTGCCGTAGGAGGCTTGCGATGCGTGTAATCTCAGATGATTTTCGTAAGGAGTTTTACGCCCCTTCTACCGCTTCTGCTATTATATCCCTGCTGAAAGTTTCTCATGCAGATTTGGCAGAGGACCTTTTCCTTTGCAACAATAACACAGATGTAACATCCAATGGGCAGCTCTATACTGCACTGGGATTTAATGTGAATCTTCCCTCAGATACAGAGGAAGGTGTCCCCCGTGTGACATTACAGATAGATAATGTAGATAGGCAGATAGTAGAAGTTGTCCGGACAGTGCAAACCCCCTTGACAATAGAATTAGCGCTTATCTTGTCGGAGAGTCCTGATGTGATAGAGATGGGCTGGTTTGAATTTATCTTGCGGAATATCCGATACAACCGGATGACTGTAGAGGGGGAGCTGTGGTATGAGGATGTTGCGAATGATCGGTTTCCAAAAGATTTTTACGTGCCTTCATTGTTTCCGGGGATATTCTAATGATGGATGTGTCTAAATACATGGGGGTCCCATTTAAAGAGAATGGGCGGGACATAGAAACCGGCCTTGACTGTTATGGACTTCTTTTGCATATATACCGAGATATGGGTATTGCATTATTGGATAAAACAGATTATACTTTAGATGATAAAGAAGATGTACATAATCTGATAGAAGAGAATAAATATGAATGGAAACAGGTGGAAAGGAAACAAGTCTGTGCGGGAACTGTTGTGTATTTCCGCATACTTGGGGTTCCAATGCATTTAGGGATTATGATAAATTATAACCAGTTTGTGCATAGTATCTGCAAGACGGGTGTGTGTATAGAGAATCTAAATTCTATTGTTTGGAATCGGCGTGTAGTGGGGTTTTACGAGTATGCAAAATAAAAATAAAGCTCTTGTCACTCTGTGCCCTGTTCCTTTCGTCAATTCCCAGAAAGAGTTCTTTTTCTACGATGGGGAGAATACGGTAGCAGAATTACTCAGTAAAGCCCGTGTGCCAGCCTCTTGTGTTTTACAAGTGTATCTTAATGGGCATCTTGTAAAAGAGGGTTATTACGAGGAGGCTGTAGTAAAGCCTGGAAATGTCCTTTTGGTACGGATATTCCCGCAGGGCTCCAAAGAAGATAGAAAGAATATTTTTCGTGTGGCGGCTTTTGTCTATTTGGGTGTGGCGGCTCAGCAATGGGGGGAAACAGTAGGGCTGGCTCTGGGAGCTTCAGCAAAGACCGCCTACGCCATTGGCTCCGCTGTAATTACCTTTGGGGGCACTTTATTGATAAATGCCCTTATACCCCCTCCGGTGAAAGCAGTACAGGGGCGTGTGTCGGACACAAGGGATGAAGTTTATAACATAACAGGGATACAGAATAAGGCGGACCCGTATGCCCCGGTTCCTATCATTTACGGCAAAACAAAAAGATTCCCACAATATGCAGCAAGGCCCTTCACAACAGTGGAAGGGAATGACCAGATTTTACATTGTCTGTTTTGTATAGGACATGCAGAAACTCCAGCAGACTTGATATTGTCAGATTTGAAAATCGGGGAAACATCGATAGAGGATTATGAGGGGGTTTCTTGGGAGTATTGGGATGGCCGTCCTGCGTATCGGGAAGTGGCCACAGTGGGAGGATCAAGGACAAGCCTCTCCATTCCAATTTTTCCTGATCGGGTGTCAGAGACAGTGGGCGTAAAAGTAGAGAGAGGGGATGGTACAGGGTGGGTCGAAAGAACCACAGCTACTGATACGAACAGTATAATTGTGGATATAGAGTTCCCTCAATTAGTGGGGTATAACACGGAAAGTGGGGCAAGATTTTCTCGTACTGTAGAGTTTGAGATACAATATAAAAAAACTACGGATACGACTTATGGCGCATTTGACCCTATACAGAATGAAACAATATTGGTGGATGATGCCTATGTACAGAACTTGAACACTCCGAGAAGAAACTACGGGGTGGCTACGTTTGGGGAGACTATTCTTGTTTTTGGTGGTACGAGCATAGCAACGGGTGCGAAGTTGGACACAATAGAGCGGTTCGATGGGGACACATGGACAGTTCTGGGGCACACACTTCCAGTTCCTGCTGCGTATATAGGTGCTGTGAGAACGAGCTATGCTTGGTACTATATTTTTGGTCCTGATTTTGGAGCAAATATTTATGTGTTGTTCAATAGTGGCATAGTTAATCTAACGCTAACAATAGGAGTCCCTATTACAACTTTTCGTGGCTTTATGGCTTCTGGTGATCATCCCTCAGGACCTTACTCATCTTATTATTATAGGTCTGTGTTGT